ATGGGCGGGGTTAGAAGAACTAAAGTTGTGCGTAGCGCTCAACAGTTCGCCTAAGAAAGAAGTGCACATTGATTGAGTGTTAGCCAATTTAAGCTCCTTATGCCATTGATGCGGCGATTAAATCCATAAAGGGTGATTTTTTCAAAGTTACATGAGCGGAGCGGTGTACCAATTCGTCGTTCAAATAGTACTCAACCCAAGTCGTGTATTCGTTTTCGTTGTCAACAGAACCTTCTTTCTTCACCAGAAGAGAGTCGTCCATTTCGCCTTTTGTAGTCGTGACAAGCATTATGCGATCCTCAAAATTGCGTTTGTGTTGGTGGCTGCGGGGAACTGAATCGTGAATGATGTGTTGCAGACTTTGTCTGAACCAAAATCCAAAATCGCTACCGAAGCATTACTTTGACTTGCATTGTAAATCAGAGCACCCCGCGCTGTAAATGAAGCTGGATTCCAAACCACATTTGCAAAAGACCAGTACGCCACAGTCCCGCCGGTTGAACCAGAAGTTGGGGTTGTTGTGATGGTCAATGGTTGGCCGCCTTGTGTGTATCCACCGCCAGTTGGAACTTCGCCAACCAAAGCTGTTGAATACTGGGTTGTGGCTGCATTGATGGTTGCGTTTGAAGTGAACAAAGCAATGTAAAACGTGTTTGGACTGGTCGGCCCAAAATTGTGAAGCCCTTGAGCAAGCTGCACTTTGAAGCTGGTGGTTGCGGTCTGTACTATGCTCATGTGACTTTCTGCCTAAACTGACCGTCTCTGTACGCATCCTGACGCTCCATACCATCGCCAAGACGTTTAGCAAGAGCAAGCGCTTCAACATACTTCTGGTTGTAAAGCGTCATCATGTCGGTCTCACCCTTCATGAAAGTGTAAGCCTCAACAAGAGAGCCGTAAAGAAGTACGGTGTCAAAATTGTCGCCAAGCCAAGAAGTACCAGACGGGTTATTAGTCGTGTCTGCGATAGACACAGGGTAATAGTAATAATGCAGTTCAGCAGTATAAGCAGCGTCAGGAGTAGGCCCCATGATGAAGGTGAGTTCATTTGTTATCGCTCCCGACGTCACAGTTGGTCCAAACAAAGCATAATATTGTGGCGTGCCGTAAGCTACTGGATTTCCGTAGACTTCGCGAATAAAGTTGACGTCTTTGTTTATCAAGTACAAAAAGTTGCCTTGAAACGTCACATTACCAGATACGGTACCCGTTAAAGCCAGATTAAGTGTAATTACAAGTCCGTTAATATTGGTCACCGTAGCGCCATTTGGTATTCCTGTACCAGTCACAATTTGACCTAACGCCACGTTGGTATTTGACCCAATCGTAATGGTGTACGTGCCAGACGTACCCGTGGCTGTAGTAGTTGTGGTCTGGTAAATGGCCAATGAATAAGGCGCCAAGAAATCACTTGGCGTAGCCAAATACTGGTTGTACTGTGTAATGGCTCCCGTCACATTTTTGCGCAAAGACGGAAACTGAACCGAGTTGTAAATGCGCTGCTCAGCTTGTTCAACAAACGTAGGAATATCCGCTACGAAAGTCGTTTCGTAGTTTTGTGTGTAATCCTGTATCAGTTGTTTAAGCTGAGTGTAATTCACGCCATTGGTCCTCTGGCCATCACGCCACGTTCAGCAGCTCCGGTACCACGAATCTTGATGCCATCAGTCTTAGCGGGCTCGTTACCCGCAGACTTACTGAAGCTACCAATAGACATATCCAGTGTGTCCGCCTTGCTCATGTTAGCGCGTGCGTCTAGGTCTGTTGCTGCTTCTTTGTAGCGGGTAGCGTACAAATCTGCAGGGCCATTGTCGGCATTTCTGCCTTGACGAATAGCAGGGCTATTTTTGGTTGTTGGTTTAACTTGGTGTTTCATATTAGCCTCCACGGCCAGTAGATCTTTGGTTTGCTGCACGAGCCAAGTTACGGCCCATAGCCTTCATGGCTTGACCGGTGACGCCGCCTTTGGCCATCTTGTGGATTTTGCCACCTTTCTTGAGTTTGCTCAAGTCAGTGTGCTGACCTTTGTGCTCTTGTTTGTCGTGCATACCAAAAGCCTTTTTAATCAGCTTCTTGTCTTCTTGAATGTCATCATGTTTAGCCATTTTTAGCTCCTACGTTGTAACTACTGTAACTGTACCCACTTGCACCGCTGGAATCAAATTGTTTTGCGTCAAAACAGTATCAAAACTACTTGCTCCACCCACAGGGGCCCAGCCCCATTGAAAAACTCTGCTACCACCACCAATACTTCCAGTAGAAGTCACACCAGAAGCGTAGTATGTGGTGTCGGGACGGGGGTCCCGCAAACCTTGTGGGTCATCCACAGGGTACATACCCAATTGCAACTGAGGCTGATCGGGATCCCAACACTGGGGGCACACCAATATACTATAGTTCTTGGTCTTGATGATCTCTTTTCTCAAAACCGTCAACTTATACTGGAAGCCGCAGCGATCGCACTCCGAAATTGCATTCTTACCAGAGGCAAACCGGTTACCCATGACTAGTAGCTCCCGCCAATGTACATCCTACGAGGTACAAAACGCACTGCCGCCTTCTCGTGATCTTCGCCTGCAGCCAATTCCCACGCTTCATCGTACTGGGCTTTCAAAATTTGCAGTCTTTCCAAAGCATTTGGCACTTTTAACGCCATGTAGTAGGACAATCCTGCTACCAAACAGGGAACAAACCTAAATGGCACGTCGGCAATGTTGGTACCACCGCCCATATCTTGAACGCGACGCATTCTCCAGTACACAAACTGGTATGTTTGTGACGAATCGGGGGTTGGCCACACGGTAATGCTGTTTTTTTGAGACAGAATGACCGCAATTCCTGCGCTGTGTGTAGCTGCTGTGGTGTTTCCTTGACCGCGAGTGCAGTTTAAGAGGTATGCAGGGTTGCCGTTGGCTGCGGGTTGCAGTTCGTTGTACCCAATCAGCTCGGAATCGAGCTTAATAAAACCAGCATTTGGTAATCCGTTGAGGGTACTAACGGCAATCGAGGTGTCCGTTGTGCCGACTGCGGAATATACAGTCGCAGCAGTGACTTGATCATTGGCTGAAAGACGCTGAATCCACACTTGGATGGGGCGACCTTGGATGAGTTTGTTTGGTATCGTCGCATAGGTTGAAACGCTGATGCGCGTAATCGTTAAATCGGCCTGATTATTGGCCACGTTTTGCTGAGTTCTGATGACGTGCTCAAGCAAATCAACTGTATCGTCAGGCAATGCATATGTGGGCTGTCCGGGAACCAAGGTAATGGCGTCTTGTTCAAACGTCCACATGTTGATGCCGCGGTTAGCCCAATCGGCAAAAAGCAGGTTCAAAGACCTGCGCGCAGTCCTTACATCGTATCCTGAACGGGATTCGCCACCACAGCGCTCAAAAGCCTCCTCGACTAACTCGGGAAGCTGAAGATTGAACGCCGTGGTACCGGATGTATTAGCCATTATTTGATACTGGGGTGTCAGTTACTGTCGTTTCCGCAGGACTAATAGATACAGGAGTATCAATAGTGACAGCAGGTGCAGGAGTCTCAACAACAGGTGCATTTTCTTGTGCCTCAATAAATGCGGCAAACTTTTCAAGCAGCTTGTGCTCGTAGCCTGCTACAGAGTGTCCGGCTTGGCTGATAAAAGTAATAATTTGGTTTTTCATTTTTTACCTAAATTTTGCTGTTTTCTTTGCAATCGTTTTGGGCTGGGCTACAAACTGTTTGCCTGCTGCTTTACCCTTGCGCTTTGCCTTTGTGGTGGCGGCATACTCTGCTGGCGTCAATGACTTGATTGCCTTTTCAGGAAGATACCGCTCGCCTGTCTTACTCGATGGTTTACCACTCTTGGTGCGCCACTTTTGATCCCCCCAATCCTTTAGGGACTGTTGAGGGTTTTTCATTTGTAGCCACCGCCTTTGGCCTTGTACTGTTTTGCCAACAACTGCGCCTTTCTAGCGCTCCACTGTCCAGCACCCGTACCCTGCACGGCTCTGGACTTTATGGACTCAAACAAAGATTTACGCATTCCGGGTTTGGTATACGCATTTGCTTGGTTGACTTTAGATTTTGCTTCGCCGCCCTTTTTGTATATGGCGACATCATTTGGATTATCTTTTCTTTTGATAATCTTTTTACCCGGCATTTTTGACGGGCTAATGTCACCCATACCCCGACTGGCGATCATTTGTACATTCCACCTTTGCACATCACGATCGTACCTTTGGTGTGTCCTTTTTCGCAACAACCATCAGCACGCGCGCTAGCGCGATGGGTAGCACCGCCTTTTTTCATACCGCCGGGGCGAGCCGCAGCCATTGAAGGCATCACAGGCATACGTCCGGGCATGGGCGATGTTCTCATGGGTCTTACAGTAGCTCTGGGAGCATTGGGCATTACCATTGGCATGATTAGCCTCCGTGTTTTTGGTGCTTGTGTAAATGTTCAATGGCTTCATGATGCTTTTTGTGTCCAGCAGCATGCTCGCCATAGTGGTGGTGATGATGCACGTGGCCGCCGTCCTCGTGCTCCTTCATGTGGTGCACATGGTGTTTGTGCTCATGGGGATGCTCGTGTCCAGCAGGATGTACGTGCTTGTGATGTTCGTGATGTTTGCTGTGCATGACAAACTCCTTATTTCTTGTGGTGGGTCTTACCGCCACGCTTCATGCCAGTTGTTGAACCCGCCATCTTTGGCATCATAGCGCGTGTGTGGCCGCGCTCTTGAACTGCATGCTCGCCGTGAGCTTTAATGCCGCCTTCTTTGACTTTGCCCATCTTGGCAGTGGTCATACCGCGCTTTTCTTCAACGCCGTGCTTACCAGTTACTTCGCCACCAGTAGCCATCTTCTTGACGTGACCACCGTGCTTCATCGCTTCTTTCAAGTGATGATGAGCCATCTTCATGTGATGTTTGTGCATTTCATGCTTTTCCATATTTCCACCTTGTTTAAATGCGCGGCCTTTGTCCGCTTTACTGAACTCTTGACCCACGCTTTGTGGGACTCCTACTTTCTTGGAAAACGCTGGGTTGTGCGCCACCATCTCCATGAAATTGTGCTGCTTTTTACTGGTCGAAGGCACTTTTCTCTCCTGCTCTTCCAGTTAGCTGTTTAACTGTGTCTGTTTCCCAAATCCGAATTGTCATCCAAATAATGGTCAGTATACCGCCAATCAATGCAACAATGGGTGGAAACCACTCCATGAAACCGCCAAGCCCAATCACTACGGCGGCGCCATCTACCATGTTTTTAGCGTCGTGTGCGTTTGTCATTTAGCATTTCCATGCCCGAAGGCTTTTGTTAATCCGGCTGTTTGGGTCGTTGGCTGTCTTCGCAGAAGTTAGTTTCTTCTTCGCCCCTTCCATTCGGGCGCAGAACGATTTCTTTCTTGAGCCGCCCTCTGGTTGTGGAGGTTTTAAATTCATCCCTTGCTTCTTGGCGGATGCCCGACCCTTGGCGTTTAAGCCACCGTTCTTGTTCTTCCCTTCCTTGCGTTGCCATGCAGGTGACTTAGCCATGATTATGCATTTGCAATTAGTTTACCGGCAATAACAACACCAGCGGCAACCGTGCTTGTACTTGTAGCCAACTGCCATTGAATGTCAGTTTTTTCAGTGTATGCAAAAGGCACAGTAGATCTGTTGATAGTGTAAATTGCCACAAATGGTTGCTGCAAAACAGTTGTAGTCACACCCGTCACATTGTTGGTTGCTTGAACCTTGTAAGTGATGATTGTGCTGCTTGTGTAACTGTTTGATGAGTTGACTTCAGCAATGTCCAAATAGAACGTGTTGTTTGCGGGTACCGTGTAAATGGTACTTTGTGACTTGCCAATACCTGCGTTAATCTGTGCAAGCGTGTTTGTAGACTGCTTAATGGTAATAGTTCCAACATTGGAAGTCTGACCAGAAGCAACGCCAACCATATTTAGACCGTTGATTCGGAAATACGATTTTGCAGTCGTTACGCCAGTTGTTCCGTTTAGTACAACAACTTCAGAAATAGGATTAAAGTTGGCATCCAAACCATTAACAAATACTGCAGCGGGAGAAACATCCGATGTAGATGAACTCACCACTGTCAAAGTGGATGCGCTTGTTGGGTATGTGTAAGTAGATGCGTTTTCCCAAACGGGGGTCGAAGTTGTACCAACGGATGCTTGGTATCCAAAAATACTAACTACAGAATGACCACCAATTTGACCACGTGCAACTTGCAGGTCAAAAGGTTCTGTTCTTGCTTCGCGAGTAATGGAAGTCCACTGGTTATTTGTACCGGGAATTCCACTTGAGCTTTGTGCTGCCATGAATAATCTCCTTAATTAAAGACGGGGGCCGAAGCCCCCAGAAGATCAGTCAAAGTTACCGTAGGGGTAAGTTGTAGCGTTACCGATGTTAGGATCAGCTTGTGTGTAACGGATGGTAATGTTGAATTGACCAGCGTTAACAGAAGTCAAACTTGCCACTGTCATCTTCAAAGTCACAACAACTTGAGAGAACCATGTGGGTTGCTGACCGGGCTGAATGTTCTGAACATCTTGCAGTGTGCCGTTAGCATTGTCCAACTGAGTCGCTGTGTAAGTAGCGCTTGTACGGCCTGCGGCTGTAATAGCCGCAGAAGTAGCATACACGCCAGCAGACGTTGCAAAGTTGTTGGAAATGTAAGGTTGTGTTGATGTAACAGCGTTTGTGCCATCGGTAGGTGTTGTACCTTGGTCAATGATAACGTCAATGATGTTTGATCCGGCGGGGATCAAGAACACGGCACCGCGGTAATTAGTACCTGTTGCATCGGCTGTAGGAGCAGAAGCTGTTGTGGGGCCACTGTTGCTGAACACGCCAGACTGGGGTGTCCAAATGGTTCCGATGTTGTTGGGAATGCCATTAGAAGAAACAAACGTACCTGATGCGCCACCGTAGTTGGTAGTTCCGGGTGTTGTTACTGAGAAATCCAAAAACGCGTTTTGAGTTAAGAGAACTGTTCCAACGTCGCGTTGGGGTCCAAAACGGTTGTCGCCCGATAGGATTGGGCCTTCAAAGGTACTGCGTGCCATGATAATTCCTTATGCAAAAGCCTCTTGCCAATCGTTGCATCGTGACCCCTAGGCGGGCTGCCGGCAAGAGAAAAAACCTAGATAGCCCTTAATATACACGATTCTGTTAAGATGTCAACAGTAATTTAGTTGTCATTTGAAAAAGTTACATTCAGGTGCATGAACTATAGCGCTCGTCAAGTTGATACTACAAATCTTGGCATACAAGAGCAGCTTCGTCACCTTCAAAAAACCTGTCTACCCGGAGATACCCTACATGCGACTCACTATGGCCACTGGTGGATTCTTTATACTGAGTCCGGTAATTTGGCTGGTTTCTGTGGGATGGTTCCTTCTACTCGTTGGATTGATTGCATGTACCTGTGTCGTGCTGGAGTTCTTAACGCCCATCGTGGGCATGGACTGCAAAAAAAACTTATTCGGGTACGGCTACAAAAGGCACGGGCGCTGGGAATGAATTGGGTTATATCGGATACATACGATAACCCTGCATCTGCAAATAATTTAATTGGTTCTGGTTTTAAGATGTTCAACCCCACTGAACCTTGGGGTGCAAAGGGCACTTTGTACTGGAGAAAGAAGATACTCCATGCCGTATAAAGACCCTGAAGTTCGCAAAGCCAAGCACAAAGAATACTCCAAAAAGCACTACGAAAAAAATAAAGCCGCTGGGGATAAACGCTTAGTTAAATCAAATCAAGACAAGAAAAAAGCGTGGAAAGAATTTAAAAACACGCTATCTTGCGTTCAATGCGGGTTCAAACACCCCGCCGTTATTGACTTTCACCACGTAGACCCAAAGACCAAAATCAAAGGCGTACATGAGTGGGCGCGTATGGGATCTTACAAAAAGGCTTTTGAAGAAGTTAAAAAATGTATTGTGCTTTGTTCCAACTGCCACAGGATATTGCACTACGAATTGCAAAACGCATTACAGAAAAAGAGACGTAAAAAAATGGGGGCCGTAGCCCCCTAGATCACTCAGCGTCAGACTCTTCGTCTTCTGCATCTTCTTCGTACTCGGCTTCTTCCCAGAGGTCTTCCTCTTCGTTATACCAGTACCACTCATCATAGTCGGCGTCATACCACCAAGCAAAACCTTCGTCGTCAAACTCAAGTTCCTCAACTTCAATACCGCCAATTTCTTCAACTTCTTCGGCATCATCCAACTCGGCATCTGCTACATTGCCCACGAGTGTCATGAGTCTAGTAATGACTTCCAAGTTGCTTGATTTAAAACTGATCGCTGATCCTGTCACGTCTGATTCAATACTAAAAGTAAACATTTTGTGCTCCAAAAATTTATGCAGTCAGGGGTGCTGCAACCTCATCTTACTGAAACATTGTGACAAATCAAATTAGTTTGTTTGACTTCTTTAGGTTCTCTTCTTGGGTTATAACACGTAAGTTCCAAGGTACGTGGAGCCCGCAAACACCATCACCCCGCAAAGGAACAATATGGTCAACTACATATTGTTCTCCAGTTGTTTTAGACATGGTTATAGCAATTTTATAAAGTTCGCGGATTTCAGCTTTTTCTTTTTTGGTTAGCCATTTGGGTGTGGCGTTTCTATGTTTGCGTCTGCGTGCTTTTGTATCAGCGCGTACCCATGTTATGTTCCGTTCTTTCCATGCTTTTTGGTATTCACGTTTGACTTCTATTGGACGTGTTTTTGCCGCATCTATTACTTGTTCTTTGTGTTCTAAATACCATTCATTCTTTTTATCTTTTACGTCTTCACGTTGGTTGTATTGTTTAAAGTACTCTGCCCGTGTCTCATTGCCTTTGGTCCACTCAACTTTTAAACACTCAACACATGCGCCTTTGGTTTTGCGCAAAGCTATATGTCCGTGTTTGCAAGGGTGTCCAGTGAAATAGTACTTACTGCCGGTTTTCTTTGCTTCTTCTCTTGTGCTTGGGTAATCCATTTAATACTCCTGTGACTTAGTTACAGGTAATTGTATCACAAGTTTAAACAAAAGAAAAGGGCCCCGAAGGGCCCTTCAAATCTAGCTAAATGCTTGATTTTAGTATGATGCGTACATACCGAGTGGGTCGGAATAGCCAAAGCTATAACGCTCACGAGATTTGTAACGCACATTGCCTGTGTCGAAGTCTCCATCCATTGAGTTTTGGAGTGGTACACGCTCAAAGTGCTTCATACCGTTTGGCACGTCAGTAGTCAAGAACCATGCGTTGGGAGCTGTCAAGAAGTGGTTGACAGTGTAACCCTCGGGGATGGAACCATTGTTCTTCAATGCGTTAATGTCGTTGTTGTTTGTACCAACGCGCAACTCTGTCTCTAAGAGGCGAGTAGCAACGAACATCAATGCTGGGGGAACAATGAGTTTCTTGGGACGTGCGGCAATCAAGAGGCCACGCTCATCTGTCCATGCAGCGATTTGAATAACGGCATTCTCAAGAGAAGTTTCGTTCAAGTCAGCAGGAGTAGAAGGAGTGTTGGCGTTGGTGCCACCAGAGATCAAGGGGTGAGCTGTAGAGAACAAAGGTTGTCCGTCACCACCAACGATGGTAGCGTTGAAGCCGTTGTTCAAAACTGCTGCAGCTTTAACTTGCTTGGTATAAGCCATAGCGCGAGCAAGACCCTTGGTGTAACGAGCAGACAAGCTGTCGTACAAGTTATCCTCAATCGCCTCTTCAGTGATTGAGAATCCAAGAGCAATGGTCTCGTGGTTATAACGAGCTGTGAAAGCTTCCTGTGCATTGTCATATGACAATGCTGTGCCCTCGGGCTTGACTGGAGCAGCGGAGAAACCAGAGAGTTTGGTCTCTTCTTCGAAGCTACGCTCAGATTTCTCTGTCTCGTAGATTTCTTTATGCTCTTCGCCGTAGCGGGCGTACTCCAAACCGAACAATGCGTTCAATCCGGGAAGGAGTTCTTTTAATAGTTGTGCGCGTGAAATAGCCATTTTAAATTACTCCTTATACACCAGCAGTGTTAGTCATGCCTTGGAATGTAGCATTCCATGTGACCAATACTTCGGGATAACCAACGAAAGAAACTGCAGAACCAGCGGCCAAAGTAACGGCGCTGTTTACAGTCACGGTAGTTCCAGACACTGTAACAACAGAGATGTAGTTACCTTGTGCAGAACCTGTGCCTCCGGGAGCGATCAATTGCATACCGGGTTGGATGGCTGAGTTAGCAGCAGTCAATGTAACAGTTGTGCTTGAACCAGAAGTAGAAGCAGTAGCTGTAACTGTAACGGCTGTGTCAGGCACAATACCAACAACGCGCCAAGGCAACAGTGTTGCAATACGTGTGTTACCAGAAGTACCAGAAGAAACAACTGCACCAGACACGGCCATTGCGGAGTCACCCGTAATG